ACCACGAAGGGGCGCGGATTGGACACGCACCAGCCAGAGTTGCGGGCGCAGCACGAACGGAAGTGGGTCGAGGTGCTGACGCGGCACTATCGTCGGCAGGAAGCGGCGATTATGAGCCGGATCCCGGAGGAACCGGGTAAATCCGACATCGGCGGGGTGTGGTGGGACGAGGAGCGGTGGGATCGTGAGCTCACGGAGGACCTGCTGAAGTTGAATGCGCTGACGGCGGGGGCCTGGGCGAGTGAGTTCGCCACCAGGTTGGAAATTGAGCTTTCGGACGAGCGGATGCTGCCGTGGCTGCAAGAGCATAGCCGGATCCAGGCCACATACATCAATGGCCAGACGCGGGACCAACTGACGGAGGCCCTACGGGCCCCGGAGCCGCGCGAGGTGGTCAAAGATCTGTTCCTGTCGGCCATATCGGTTTGGGCGCGACGTCAGGCCGTTTCGGGCATCACGACCGCGAGTAGCTTTGGGGCGACTGAGGCAGCGCAGGCCGGGGGGCTGGCGATGAAGACGTGGCGGGTGAATTCGAGCAATCCGCGCGATGAGCACCTGGCGATGAACGGGGAAATGGTGGGGATCCGCGAGCGATTCAGCAACGGAATGCGCTGGCCGGGCGATCCGGCTGGCGGCGCGGAGAACAATGCCAACTGCCAGTGTTCGGTAGAGTTCGGGAGGTAACAGCGATGGGAATGGAAACAAAGACGTACCGAGGAAAGGTCGAAATCAAGGCCGACGGAGAACAGCAGGGAGAGTTTTCGGCGGTCTTTGCGACGCTGAACGTGATTGACCACGACGAAGATGTGACGGTGCCCGGCGCGTTTGGCGAGCAGCGCGTGTTGATCGAGCCCTGGAATCATAACTACGAAGTGCCGCCCGTGGGCCGAGGGATGATCACGGAGGACGGTGACCAGGCAGTGGTGAACGGCAAGTTCTTCCTGGATACCGAGCCGGGGCGCGAGCACTACACCGTGGTCAAGAACCTGGAGGATATGCAGGAGTGGAGTTACACGTTTCGGATCGTCGATGGTGACATCGGGATGTTCGATGGGACGGAGGTGCGGTTCCTGAGAAAATTGGAGGTGATCGGCGTATCGCCAGTGACGGAGGGGGCAGGGATCGACACCCACACAGTCACGATGAAGGGGCAGAAGTGGGCGCTTCCATCACACTCGACGGCGACGACGGACGCAGCCTGGGACGGGCCAGCGAACGAAGGACGGGCGCGCAGCGGCGAGGATGAGGCGTACTACAAGCGCATCTATGCCTGGCGCGACCCGGACGGAGATCTGGCGGTCAAATCGAGTTACAAATTCGTGCACCACATGGTGCCCGAAGGTGGCGCGGCTGGAGCCGCGAATATCCGGGCATGTCAGACGGGGATCGGGGTGCTGAACGGCACCCGGGATGGGACGACGATCCCGGATGGGGACCGAAAGGGCGTGTGGAATCACCTGGCGCGGCATCTGCGGGATGCGGATGTGGAGCCGCCAGAGTTGAAAGCGTTGGACAGCGCCGGCGATGGCGCAGGCGCTGGTGATGGCGCGGGGGACGGCGAAGGCGAGGCCGGGGACGGTAAGCCGAGCGGACGATCACCGCGCGATGTGCAGGTTCAGATCGACATATTGAAAGCACAACTGTAGGAGGTGTGAGGTGAACAAGAAAGAACGAATGCTCAGCTTGCTGGGGAAGGCGCAGGCTATCGTGGACGCGGCGGAAGCGGAAGAGCGCAGCTTGACCGACGAGGAGCACGAGCAGGCGATGAAGCTCGTCGGCGAGGCGATGCAGATCCGCGACGAGATCAAGACGGATGAGCGGGACACGGAGTTGAAAGACGCGCTTGGCAAGTTGCTGGGCGATCTGCAGCAGGGCGAGCCGCAGCCGCAACCGCAGGAGGCGAAGGGGACGCTGGGTGAGCGATTCCTGGCGGATGCGGCCTATCAAGCGTGGAAAAAGCAGGTGGCACCGAGCGGTCAGTTCACCAGTGGCCGGCTGGGGATGTCGCCGGCGGTACTGGTCAAGTCGTTCGGGCTGTGGGGGCGCAAGGAGCTGATCACCGGGGTGGACTCGACCAGCGCGGGCGCGTTCATCGTCGCCGAGGACACGGGGATCTATGAGCGGATCGGGCGCTATCCCACGGTGCTGCGGGATTTGATTAGTATCCGTCAGACGACGACTGACGTGGTGGAATACGTGCGGCAGACGGCACAGGTCACTCAGGCCGCGCCAACGCCGGAGGCGAACGTGAAAACGGTCACCGGCGCGACCGGCGAAATCTCGGGAGAGAAGCCGCAGGGGGCAATGTCGTTCGAGCGCGTGTCGGAGACCGTCAAGACCATCGCGGTGTACGTGGGAGCGACGAAGCGGGCGCTCTCGGACGCGGCGCAGATCCGGGGGATCATCGACCAGGAGCTGCGCGAGGACCTGGTGGACTGTCTGGAGGATCAACTGTTCAACGGCAACGGCGTTGGTGAGAACTTTACCGGGCTGACGAACCAGGCTGGGACGCTGGTCCAGGCGTTCAATACCGACATCCTGACCACGACCCGGCAGGCGCTGACGACGCTGCTGGTCACGGGGCGGCAGATGCCGACCGCGTGGACGTTCAGTCCTACGGACTGGGAGACCGTGGAGCTCCTCCAAGATGCGAACAACCGCTACTACTGGGGCGGCCCGCTGGCACAGGGACCGCCTCGGATGTGGGGCGTGCCGGTGGTCCAGAGCTTTCACCAGACGGCGGGGTCGGCCTGGCTGGCTAACTGGCGCAAGGCGGTGTTATGGGATCGCGAGCAGGCGACGATCACCGCGACGGATAGCCACGACGACTGGTTCATCAGGAACATGGTGGCGATCCTGGCGGAGATGCGGGCCGCGTTCGGGCTGATCCGGCCCTCGGCGTTCATCAACGTCGAGCTGGCGTAAGACGCCCCCGAGACGGGGGCTAGGAGCTTGGATGCCCCCGAGAGCGACGCCCCCGAGACGGGGGCTAGGAGCTTGGATGCCCCCGAGAGCGACGCCCCCGGGACGGGGGCTGGGAGCTTGGATGCCCCCGAGAGCGACGCCTCCGGGACGGGGGCTGGGAGCTTGTGTGAGGACGGGGGCTGGGAGCGAGGGAGAGCAGGATCTGCAGAATTAACGGATCAGGATGGTGACAAGTTGGAGCTCGCCGAGCGACGGCGATGTCACCACAATGCCATCCTTCGGGATGTAGGGAGCTGGCGTATATGGCACTGCGAGTCAATGTCGTGTGTCGGAATCTCAATGATGACCGGGTGATCCCGCGTTTCGCGAGGTATCTGCGAGATCACCTCGGCTGGACGTTGACCGCAGCGCCCGATCCGCGCGCGGAGGTGGTGTATCTATCGGGATATTTTGAGTCGCAGAAATGCCAACCATGGCCGAGTGTACCGGTCGCGGCGATGTTCACGCATCGAGAGGAAACGCCGCCGGGGAACGCGAAGGCGAAGCTGTTCGACGCGGTTGCCGCGCGGGTGGCGCTACGGGTGGCGATGTGTCGCTTGTATGCGAAGCCGCTCAGCAAGTTTGGCCCGACGGTTCAGCCGCCGCTACCTGTGGAACGGAACAAGTTTATCATCAAGCCCTCCTCTCGCAGGGGGAAGCCGGTTGTGGGATTCTCAGGATACACGTATCGGAATCACCGGAAGGGGGAGGACCTGGTCAAGGCGGTGCTGGCCAGCAAGATCGGGCAGAAGGTGGAGTGGCGCGCGTCAGGGCGCGGGTGGCCGGTGCCGACGACGCGGTACAAGTGGGCCGAGATGCCGGCGTTCTACCAGGGCCTGGACGTGCTGGTGTGCCCGAGCCGAGTCGAGGGCGGGCCGATGCCGGTGCTGGAGGCGCTCTCCTGCGGCGTTCCTGTGGTGATTCCGCGAAAAGTAGGCATCCTGGACGAACTCCCGGCCACAGAAGGCATCCACAGGTACGAGCGTGGGGACGCCAAGGGGCTGGTGCGGGCGCTGGAGACGGCGCTGGCAGAGCCGTTCGATCGGAAGGCGCTGCGCGCGGTCACGGAGCCGTACACGGTGGCAGCGTGGTGCGAGGCCCACGCCGCGATGATACCGATGCTGTTGGGCCAGGGGCAGGTGGACGCGGGGATCACGGAGGAGAAACGGGTGCCAATGAGGAGGCGAGCGCAACCGGTCATCAAAGCGACGGAACCGCGCAAGCGGGGCACGGGCAGCACGCGCGGCATCTACATGGTGGCGTTCGGTGGTCCATCGCGCGAGTGTGCCAAGGCGCTCCTGACAAGCATCAAGACGCATATGCCGGATATACCGGTTTGCCTGTGCGGGGCCAAGAAAATTGGACTTGAAGACGTGTTCGTCCGGCAGCCGGACAGCGACGTGGGCGGGCGGCGGGCGAAGCTGCGCGCTTATGAGCTTGCGCCGGCGGAGTGGAAGGCGGTGCTGTACCTAGATGCGGACACGGAGGTCAAGGCCCCGATCTATCAGTATTTCGAGTGGATCGAGGCCGGCTGGGAATTCGTGATTTGTAAAGATCCGCATTTGATGGACACGATGCACTCGTTCGAGCGCCGCAATAATAAGGTCGAGTTGGCGCAGATCAAGGAGGAGATCTCGACCCTTCACGCGCTCCAGATCAACGGCGGCGTGTGGGCGTTCCAGCACGATAACGCGCGCGTGGCGGCGTTCTTCCAGAGATGGCGGGAAAATTGGGAGGAGCACGCCCAACGCGACCAGGGAGCGCTTCTGAGGGCGCTTTATGCGGATCCGCTGAAAGTGCTCTGGCTGGGCAACGAGTGGAACACGTTCGAGAAGTATTGTCGAGGCCTGACGACGGCAGGCCTGATGCACTACCCAGGCCGAGCGCGTCGCTGGCGGGGGATGATCCCAGGGCGAATCGACAGCCCGGAGGCGTGGGGCATGGTGCGAAAGTTCGGGGAGCGGCAGACGTGACGGACATCGTGGTGATGACTTGCGAGCGGCTGGAGCTTTTGAAACGGACGCTGACCTACATCCGGGAGCGGACGACCACGCCCTACCGGCTGCACGTGATTGACGACGGTTCCACCGAAGGCAACGCGCACTATGTGAGCGAATTACTGAGCGAGGGCAAGCTGGCGAGCGTCCTCTTGCGGTCCGAGCGCGCGGGCATATCCGCCAGCCTGAGGTCGATCGGGGGAATGACCACGTCCGATCCGGTCGTGTTCACGGACGACGACATTCTGTGTCCCCGGCTCGATCCAGACTGGCTGGCGCGGGGGCTGGAGGCGATGGAGCGATACCCGGACCTGGGACTGCTGGCGCTGAACCAGCCGCAGTGCAATGCGGGGGGCAAGCGGGGCGAGACGACGCCCGGCGCCCCGGTGACGCTGTGCCGCAACGTCCCTGGCTCGTTCGTGTTCGCGCGCCGCGTGGTGCTGGCCACGTGCTGCCCGCCCAACAAGGTCCAGTCGCCGGTCAAGGAGATGTGCGACCTGGCGACGGGCCAGGGCTGGCAGGTCGGGTATCTCACACACGTGTACTGCCAGCACATCGGGTCTAGGTCGGTGCGGACCGGGAAGAATCTGGTCAATCTGCTCGAATTGGTGCCAGCGATCGACGGCGATACCCTGGAGCCGCCGGAGGAATTCAGAGGATGAAGGTCGTACCCAAACCGCTGATGAATCCAGAGGAAATTCAAGCGCTGCACAACCTGTTCGAGCAACGGAAGCCGCAGCGGGTCCTGGAGTGGGGCGGCGGAGGGAGCACGCTCTACTGGCCCGAGCACTACCCAGAGATCGATTGGGTGACCATCGAGAGCGAGCCGGAGTGGTACGAGGCGCTGAGGCCGCGGGTGCGGGAGAGCGTGACGCTGCTGCACCTGGCGCCGCCGGACGTGTATTCGGTTGGTCCCGCAGCTATTGGGACCTTCGACCTGATCATCGTGGACTGCAAGACCTGGCGGGTGGAGTGTCTGGACAACGCGCGC